CCGGTGGGGTGAGATTGAGACCACCTGTTACGACAGGTTGCGGTATTTCAAGGCCAATGCGTCCTATATGTTCTACGCCCAGACGGCGGGGGACATGATACGGCAGATTGCCGGGGACCTGCAGGTGGACGTTGGGGCTGTGGCGGACACGGGATATCCGATCCCGTCCTTCTACAAAGAAGATGAGAGCTGTCTGGACATCATTGGAGAGGCGGTGCAGCAGACCCTCCTGAACACGGGGGAAATCTTTGTGTTCTACGACGACGGAACCGGCGTGGCACTTCAAAGGCCGGAGGATATGATATCCAATGTCGTGATTGGAGAAAAGTCCTTTTTAACGGACTATACCTATCAGACGGATATTGACGCGCAGACCTATAACTCCGTCAAGCTGGCCCGGCCCAACGAGGAGACAGGACGGGCGGATGTCTTTGAGGAGCAGG